CTAAGACCATCAAGTGCAGGTCCCTGGTCTCCACCTGTTCCCCACACAAATCTAGTTCCAAACTTATTACCTAGAATTTCTACAAGAGCTGTACTCTGTAAGTAAGTCTTTACTAGGATTGGGTTAGAACCAGATTCTTCAAAGAACAATCTATCCACACGGTCTCCACGGAGTTTACGAGGAACATCTACTACGAAGCCAATAATGTCTGACATGAATCCAAATTCTTCTCTGTCTTTAGTAAGAAGAGAAGCTCTCTTATGCATATCAGAATTATATTTCTGTCTTAGGTGTCTCATGCCGCCTTCTGTATCAGCATTTAAATACTCAAGTTGCTCCCAGCATTTACGAAGTACGTCACTAACGAATTTCTCGGTAAATGCTACATATACTGTATGCGAACCTCTAACAGTTGTATATAACCTAACTCCTAAAGATGCTGCAATTTCACTAAACACTTTGTTATCGTATAGGCTTTTTATCCTATACTTCTTATAGTTTCCTATAAGGTCAGCGCACATATTCATTCTTTTATAGAATGTTCCGCACTCGTGGGAGGATTATTACTCTCATTAACGTTCACCTCCTGCGCGTTACGGTGGTCAGCGATGAGCTGACTTACCTCGGTATTAACATAGTAACTAAACTTATTAAACTTTCTTGATAAATAGAAATTAGCATCATTATATAGATAATGATATAGTTTACTCACTTCGCTTTTAGATGAAGTAGATATCCTATACATATCATCACGTTTAAGATAATTAATATTTACATTAATATCATTCTTAGAAAGAACCTTCTGTATATCAGACAACATAGTAATTGTTTTACTACATATATCAAACTTATATCTAACTCTGTCAGCTTTACCCTTCTCTGTAGCTAACCATCCAGTAATACACCCATCTCCATCAAAATAACCTCT